ATTTTGTAGTTTAGCATAATGCACTAAAATTCTAGGTTCTTGTTGTGAATAATCAAATGAACCCCATTTACATTTATCTTCAGGAATAAAAATAGATCTAATCATTGGTCCTAGTTCAGGATGTCTTGCAGGAATTTGTTGAAGATTAGGATTAGACATTGAAAATCTTCCAGTCACAGTTCCACCATCATCTGATCTAATTTGATTTATGTCTGCATGTATCCTACCATTGACAGCGTGTTTAGTAATAGAATCTATAAAAGTCGTGTGTGCTTTATTTAATTCTCTTGCTTCTGCTATTGCTTGTGGCAATTCATGTGGATGATTTTGTAAAAAGTTTTTTGTGAAACTAGGTTCATTACTTTTTTCTGTTCTATCATATGGAAGTTTTAACTTATCAAAAGCTTTTGCAATTGATCTAGCTGCCATAATTTCTACATCTATACCAGTTAAATCTTTAATTTTTTTAATTAAAGTCTCTTCCCTTTTAATTAAATTTTGTTTAATATGTTGTGCTTTTTCTAAATCAACTTTTACTCCCTTGAATCTCATATCAACTAAACAAGGAAACAATCTAGTTTCTAAACTAAATATATCTGTTAGTTCTTGATTATATATTTCTATTTCTAATCTCTTCCAAAGTTTTAATGTTGCCTCTGCGTCACGTTCTGCATATTGACCTACAAACATTGCAGGCAATCTCCACATATCTGCTTTAGGATCTACTCCATATTCTTTTGCCGCCTCAATTAAAATCTTTTCATCCTTACCCATACCAATATAAAATTTAGCTAATGAGTTTAATTGGTAACTCATTCTATTTTCATCAATAAGAGAAGCTGCAATCATAGTGTCAACTATCTTACCTTTGATAGATAACCCATTTGATCTTAACCAACATACGTCATACATAGCATTATGGAAGATAAATGTAGTATTTTCCTGGTTGAATAGCTCTTGAAGCCACGCAAACACCAGTTTTTTATCCATATTCCCGCCTTGCTCATGATGTACCGGATAATAGCCTGACCAGCCCTCTACGGCCACCGCAATGCCTGCTATATGACCATTCTTAACCACGTTCCCCGATCCGAGCTCTTTTAACTGCGGATCATAAGTTTCTAAATCGATAGCAATTTCTTTAGCGCCGCGAAGATCTTTTAGTTCTTCTGGCATCACCCATTCTGTTTCTGGAGTGAACAAAGGTATTTGAGTATTTCTCATTCGTAATCCCTTTCGATTATCATATCAATATAGTGTTTAGCTTTTAGAAGGTCTTCTCTTCCACCTTTTTTAGATGCTCTCACTATATATTTTATAGCGTTGCCTTCAGCAAAAAGCAACTTGTTTTTGTTTATAAACTCTGCTGGCTGAATGACAAAATCCCGGTAGTGTTGTCCACCAACTTGTCTTAACAAAGATTTTAAATCTCCTAATTTAGCATCTTTATTTATTACTCCTGATTTTAATAATTTTTTATATTTATTTTTCATTTTTTTTCTCCTTTTTTATGATGAAATACTTCGTACCACGTATCACATTCATCACATTGATACATACTAACAATGTCATATTCTGAATCAAGAAATGTATCTTCCGTATCAAAATCATTGTTCCATCTAACCTTAAAGTTACAATAAAAACATTTCATTTTCTTTTTTTTCCTTCCCTTATTTTTCCATTTTTATCTACATAAATCATATTTATAATCTTTGTAAATTTTTTATTACGTCTTGTTCTTGCAATTCGACATCCTTTCTTTGGTCCACTTAATCTAAAATTTTCAGATTTAACTTCCCAACATTTTGTTTGTCCTGTGACTGGATCAAAAGTAATCATATCTACTGTCCCAGTATCTTGACAAGAATCAAACACATCTAGTCCTTTTTCTATAAAATAACATATAGCTCTTTTTTCTGACAAAGTTCCTCTTCTATTTTTATTCATATTATATAAGCTCGATCAAAATTTTTTGGATCTACAATATGTAATTCTTTTTTAGCCCTAGTTGTTCCAGTATAAAACAATCGATGTAATTCATCAGGATCATATTGAAATGTTTCTACGGCCGCATTAGTTATATCTTGTAGAACCAATACTTTGTCAGCTTCTCCTCCTTTTGCTCCATGTATTGTTGACATTATTATTCTAGGATTTGCATTTATCTTCTCACCATTGGCACGCATATTACGAATATAGTTTTCTGTAATAGTATCTAATCCTTCAAAAGATTCATACCAAACCTTATCAGTCAGAAGTCCATATTTCTCTTGACATTCTTTCAATGTATATTTTTCTTCGGAATGGAATAATTTTCCAGTTCTAAAACCATCTGCTACATTTGCGCCAAGGTATTCATAAATATTTTTTATTTCTATGTGTGTAAGCAAAGAACCTCTTCTCCAAGATTCCCAATTTTGTAATGCTAATAACAATTTAAGTTTAATAGAATTCATTCCTTTGTATTGATAATACCAACCTCTTAATTCACATAATTCTTTAACATCATCTAAAAAATGATTAGCAGAAGACAACACTAACCAATTTCCTTCTGACATATCTACCTGGGTTACATCAGAATATCTTTTTAAAATACCTACTTCTAATCTGGGTTTATATTCTTTATCAAATCTATTTTGTACTTTACTTATTATTTTTTGTGAAAGTTCATGAATGGGGCCACCTGGTATACGATAAGATTGATCTAAAGTTTTAATATTATCTACTTCCTCTTTCAAAGCTATAAAATGATCTACATCAGCTCCAGCCCATTTAAATATAGCCTGATCATCATCACCAGCTATGTAAGTTTTATTTGCATTTTTCCATATCTTTCTAACCATATCCCATTGTAATAAAGATAAGTCTTGTGCTTCATCTATAAACAATACTTCAAATTTAGATTCAATATCTTTTTCAATAAATTTTTCTAATAGGTCTGTAAAATCATGTAGGCCTTTTTCTTCTTTGTATCTTTTTAATTCTTCTGCAATTAAATATAATGTACCTCTTTCAATATCTAAAATGTTTCTTCTTGAGTCATAGTATTCTAATAAATCCATTCTCTTAACTCTTGCTGTGTTAATGATAGTTAGATATTCATTATCAGAATTAAATGTGCCATCATCAGATGAATATTTTGCTGTTTTAATTGGAATACCACATTTTTCTCCAAATTCTCTGTAATCTGAATTAGACATCATCTTTTCTTTTGTCATACCTAATATTTTAAATGCATAAGAATGCAATGTTCTAAAATTTTCTAAATCATTATCCATATCTAACTCAAACTTTTCTGCAGCTCTAGTCGCAGCTTCCTTCGCCGCTTTTTTCGTAAAAGAAAAATAACCTATTTGTCTTGGCCTAATACCTTGTTGAATAAACTCATCAACCAAGTTTAGTAATGTTGTTGTCTTTCCAGTCCCCGGAGGTCCTAATATTATTGTCTTCATATTTTTTTAGTTTTGTTTTTAATACTCTGTTATGTATTCTTAATTTATCTATGGTGTTTTCTAATTCTTGTATCTTTAACTTTTGTTTTAGATACCAATTACTACCAATAGCTCCCATTAAAAATGTTCCTCTTGATATTTTGTTTGTGAAATAGATGCTTCAACCTTTTTCATTGTTTTAATTTTTATTAATCTTGGTTGTTGTTTTTTAATTTCCATTCTTACTTCATCTACAAACACATCTAATTGTTTGATTAAATTTCCTGTCTTTGTTTTATCTAATTCCCAATGATTCTTTTTACAAAATGTATAAAAGTCTTCCATTCTAAAATAAGTGAATTGTCTTTTATCATCTGTAAATGGAAGTTTATTAAATACATCATCTAATGTTCTCGCGTTCTGTCTATTAGTCGTCCAATCTTGTAGTAGTGCTGTAATTTCATTCATTGGATCTAATGATTCTAATGGTTCTACCTCTTGAATGTTTTGCATCAAAGGTTTCAAATAATATTGTTTCCAATCTTTTGGTTTTAATACAGGTATAATTAAATTTGCTTGATCCAAACATGCTAAAGCAAACATACCAGGATTATAAAGTTGTTCTGATTTTAATTCTATTCTTGCATCATTAACATCTAAAAACCATTGTGGTGGTTTAGATGTGTATTTAGTTAAACTACCAAGTGATGGCATCTCTTCTTCACCATAACCAACACCAAACCTTTTTGTTCTACATAGTCCTGACTGACATACTGAATTAATAGGTGCATCCTTACATCTGTATTTGTCATAACCTTTTCTATTTACAGATTTAATTAACATTTGTACTTCAGTATTACTTAATGGTGGATTCATATATTTTAAATTTGCTTGTACAATTTGATCTTCCCACGAATCCGGAGATGCTTGTTTAAAATAAACTGCAATGTTAAATAATGCATTGTTTCTAGCGCCTTCACCAAAACCATCTTTGGCCAATTTATTTAAACATGGTGGTCCATCAGTAAATGCTTCTACTATTTTTGGTTTTTCTATTTTAACTTCTTCTAGTTTTCCTTGAACATACTTGTCATACAATTCAAAAAATTCTTCTAATGTTGCTGCTGACCCATCATCTTTAATTGCATAACGCAATCCTTTCATTTCATTGTGGTATGGAAGATTTAAAAAGTTACCTGTGTCTCCACGGTCCACGAGTATTTCTGTTTGTTTAGGAAATATTTCAGAACCTTCATAACCCAAGGTTGCTGCCATTTTTTTTAATGTTGCCTGCATAGTCGCAGCAGGAATAAAATCTTTTGTAAATAAAAAAACGTGTGCTCCGCCTGATTTAGAACGACAGACGATTAAAGGGAGGTTAGCTTTACGTATACTTTGTATGAAGCTAGTGTGGTCAAAATCGTACTGATCAATATCAATACAGCCCCACCTACAACTGTTGTTTTCTGTAATGGGGATAATCCCCAAAGCCGGACCTTCACCTTTAAGATGATTGTGCCAAAGATCATCACTAACATTTTTTCTAACAATGAATGCCTTACCTTTCTGTTTACCATTCTCTGCTCTTTCACCTTTTTGATATTGTCCATATGCTATTTTGAGTCCTTCAAATATTGATTTAAATTTATCGTGCTTTGTTATCATAATATACTTTCTTTACAAAACTAAATGTGTAAGGGGCTCTTTCGAGCCCCTTATTATTTTTAGAACGGAGTATTATCTTCGCTCTTCTCATCATTTTTAGAATGTTTTGCCTGAACGTCACCTTTTTTAACGCTGTCAGCAAATCCTTTTGCCTGCTCATATAAACCTCTGTCTTTGACAGGACCTATTTTCGATACAGTCCAACCAAACCACGTACCTTTGTCATTTGATTGTTGTACAGTTTTTAAATTGTACATATGACTACACATAGGTGGTGTGAATAGGCCATTTTTACCTTGAAGTTTTAATCCATTCATCATGGAATTCCAGGTTCTACTGACCTTTAACTGTGTCGATTTCATTGTGATTAATGCTGTTTCAGCACCTTGATCTTTACAGATCATCACAAAATACGAAGCAGTATTTTCAAGATAGTTACCATTTTTCAATCTATCTTTACCGATTGAATCTCTAGTAGCTTCTTGAACTATTGCACTGGTAGCCGAGTGAACTGCAACAGGTGCTCCAGTTCCTTCTCCTCTATCAGTCCATTCAACATACTCTCTCTTGTAATAACAAGGGATTACATTGATGCCTTTATCACCATCGTAAAGTTCACCTGTCACAGTGTTGTAAATCATGCCTGATTCAGCACCATTTACATACTTTGCGTCACGTTTATTTACTTGTGGTGAAAGCTGACCCAAGATTCTTAAAAATGGAAGTGCCAGATCATTCTGGTCCATATTATCAAAACCTTGATGCGCATCAGCTTCAAAGAGATCCATACTAGGTAGGTTCTCTTTCATCTTAGTCACGGTTCCCGTTTCATTTTTCACGGTTGTCGTTTGTTGTGTCGCCATTCTCGTTTCTCCTATTTCCGGCTTAGTTTAGTTTCATCTTTCATAAATAAATGAAAGACATCGGAAGGCATGTCGAGGCCGGCCTCGACACGCTCACGATATAGGGCTTTCAATGTCATTGGCTCAACCTTTGACTTTTGTTGAGGTTCATAACCATTGTCAGCCGCAAGGTTAAGCAATTGCTCCGCCTTGTTATCTTCTCCAACACCGAAAGTTATAGCAACTTCATTTTTAATGATGTCGCCTAACCCGTTGTCTCGAAGCCATTTATACGCTGCCTCTTTTTTTGCAGGATCTTTTGGAAGAGTACAACTGTACTTCTTACTCACTTCTAATGAAGATCCGTCAGCGAGTTTCAGAGATTGTAATCCTTGTTCTGCAAGGATGTTTGGTATCACCTCTGAACTAATCTTGTCGTATTGTTTTTTTAAATTTTTAGTAGCTTCTTCTGAAGCTTCTATGTCTTTTTGTAATTCAAGAAGTTTATCTACGTGCATAGATAAAGATTCTATATCAGTTCTTTCAGCTATTTTTTCTTGGTCAGCTTCAAACTCATCTGTTATATTAAATGTTTTGTTTTCTTCACTCAT